CGGGGTCTGCGGGGTCTGCGTGGTGGACAGCACTTGATTATGATTTTGATTGGTATGTAGTTGAATATGAATATTGCCAAAATCCTAGTGATGACAAACCAAATGAAAATGACAAAAAATATTTACAATATTCCGAGTTATTAATGGAAGCAAAGGAATATGGACTTGGTTACAGAGTAGAATGGAAAGATACTTTATATCTAGCGCCAACGCCTTTAGTAAAAATTGATAATCAAAATCGCTTTTACTCAGAAAAAGAACCAGCTATAAAGTGGAAAGGCGGTAAAGAGTTTTACTTTTTACAGGGAGTTAAATTTGAAAAGAAGTGGCGGGATAAAATTGTTAATGATAAAATGTCCGCCAAAACTGTTCTCGCCATTAATAACACAGAACATCGCAGAATTGCCTATGAGTATATGGATAAGGCAAAAATGAAAGCACTTAAAGGATATAAGGTTTTAGACGAAGTAAAAGATGATGGCAAAGGATATGGAATGAAGATTATCTCATTTGATTTAGAAAATATCGGTGAGATAAGATACCTTAATTGCTTTTGTCCATCTACTGGTAGAGAATATTTTATAGGAACTAATAAAGACAAGTGCTGGGAAGCAAAAAATGCTTCTTTCGGACTTGATAATATAACATTCATTAATGAATGGTAAAAATATGGAAAACAAATTCGTAGATGGTTTATTCGTAAACCGCAGAGAAAACGCACCTGAGTTTCTTGTAACAAGTCTATCATTTAATCAGAAGTTTATTGACTTCCTAAAGGCAAACTTCAATGCTAAAGGATATGTAAATGTAGATGTCCTTAAATCTAAGGAAGGTAAATTATACGCCAAGCTAAATGACTGGAAGCCAGCAGAAACATTTGTAAGAACAGAAGAAGGTAAAATTGAAGTTGATAGTTACCCAGAAGAAGATGAGATTAAAGTAAGTTCTATTCCTTTCTAGTCTGTTTGCGTAATTTTCAGACTAGGTATGATGGACTGCTCATTACAGGGTAGTGGGCAGAGATTATATGATAAAAACTATAAATATTAGTGCTGATATTGAGTGATTATAATAAAGAAGCACAGCCCCTCTTATACAGGGGAAATTTAAACACAATATTATAACTTACTTAATATCAACATTGATATTTATTATAAAAAATATATGAGAGAAATAAAATTTAGAGCTTGGGATGGTAAAAAAATGGACTATGACCCTATCCAAAATACAGACGGTCCAGAGATAACAGGATTAAATAGAAACATAGAAGGAATGTTTGAAAAATGGCACACACCACAGTATATAGCACTCCAACAATTCACAGGACTTCTTGATAAGAATGGTAAAGATATTTATGAGGGGGATATTGTTAGTATATATAGACAAATAGAATTAGTTGAATATAGTAATAGTGGTTTTTCTCCATTCGCTGATGCTTATTTTGGGGATGATTTATTTAGCCCAGATGATTGTGAAGTAATCGGCAACATCCACGAGAACCCAGAATTACTAAAAAAATGAAAATTATACCCCCATTTTTATTGACTCTATTTTTGTCAATAGCCTTAATTTCAATCGTAAATGAGAAAGATGATAGAATATACCAGAATGAGATTAAAGACGCACCACAGGGCAAAATAGAGCTTATAAAGGTAAATAGAATAGCTAGGGTAACTTGCTACACGGATAAAGGAATAATGGCTAACGGAGATTATACTTATCCAGGAGCTGTTGCTTTTTCTGATAGGTCGGTATCACTTAATCAGAATATATATGTAGAAGAATTTGGAGAAATGTATATAGCAGACAGAACAGCTAAATGGGTTCACGAAAAATACACTGTCTCAACTATTGATATTTGGATGACGGAAGAAGAATGTAAAAAGTTTGGTATGAAATATTTAAGTTATATTATAAATTAATCAGATACTCAGCTTGTCAGTATCTTAAAACTATGAAAACAGTAGGAAAGATGTTACCTAAAGTCGCTAAGACTGGTAAAGAATATTTTTTTATTACTCTAAGAACCGAGAACGGACATAGAGCAATAAATGCTTACAAAAATGACAACAAAGAAGAATGGACACTTAAAGAAAACGAGTAGTTATTGGAAATCAAAAGCCGACAAAGCATTCTCACTTTTTATCAGAAAAAGAGATGCTGAAAACGGTGGAAATTGTATTAGTTGTGGTAAATGGTTTCCATACGAAGAACTAGACGCAGGGCATTTTATATCTAGAAACTGTTTACAATTACGATATGATGAAAGAAATGTAAACGTTCAATGTCGCCTTTGTAATAGATTTAGAAATGGAGAACAGGCTCTTTATGCTAAAGGATTAGATAGTAAATACGGTAAAGGAACTAGCGATGAGCTTTTAGATGTTTATAAAAATAGTAAATCAAACATACAAAAATTTTCGTCAGAGTTTTATGAAGATATGTATAATAAATATAAATAAATATGTCTAATGAAAGAGAACTAATAAAACATTTAACACAATCACTAGCTTCAGAACTTGACGATAATTTGTGTTATAGACCAATTTATTGGAATTTTATGCCAAAAAAAGAGCAAAAGTTAATGAATGATATGATTGATTTATATCAAAAAATACCTAAAAAACAAAGAATAGATGGTATTATAAATTATTTTAAAAACAACAAATATGAATAAATTAAAATATTATTATTTAATATTAAGAAAGGTTATATTGACAAGAGATATTAGATTTTTTAATAAATCATTTAGGATTAATAATTAATAATATGACATAAGAGGAAATAACTAAAATAGAAAGTCTTGAAAAAATATTAACTGATTATAGCAAATACTTAGAAAAAAGAGGTTATATGGATAGTGATTGGTTGTGTGAGGGAAACACGGTGGAAGATTTTTTAAACATTAAATAAATATGAACACATTTAGAATTCGTGTTGTCGGAACTGCCGAAATAGATGGCTCAATAGACGACACTAAAGATTACTCTATCGCATATAAGAGATTGGGCGTTAGGAAGGTAGAAAAAACACCTTTAGAAGATGGGTATTATCAATATACTTATGTTTTAGAAAACTTAGACGAACTCACGCTTATAGGAGAGGATAAGATTAGAATTGGAAAAACAAAAAAAGACTCTCAAAGATTAAGGGCTACCTGTTGGCACTACAACCAAGACGAAGAATTTTATCATAAGTTTGTTTCACGCTTAATACACCCAGATAATTTTGAAAAAGTATTACAGATTTTAGATTTAGAAGAAAATGTTGAAAAAAGCCAATAAAAACAGGTATTGACAATGGTTTTAAAATGATATAATATAATAGTATAAATATAATATATATGCCAACAATCAACGGAGTAAATTACACTCCATTCGAAGCAGGAAAAAACGCAAAGGAATTAGGGATAGATTTAAGTAGGAAGTTTATAGTGGTTAAAAATTTTAGTGGTAAAAATTATTTCCAAAATGGAGATATATTAAATTTCGATAGTAAATCAGTAGAAGACCATAGTCTGGCCTACTTTAAATGTGAAGATAAAGATGTTGAATCAAGAACTACTAATCGTTTAATGTATTGGAGTGAACTCGCCTACTACGATGAGCCTAAACCCCTCACCAACACCATCATCACAAACATCAAAGACGAAGCACAGCACAAGAGAGTTCAGGAGAAGTTATTTGAGATGGGCATAGAATCTCCTTGGGGAAAAAATAGATTTATGGATTGTCATAGTGGATACACTGATATTATTATAGATGATAGATTTGGTGACATCAGATTCTTTAATTGTGATAGTAATAATAAGTTTGTTAACAGAGAATACACCCACATCACTGCCGATGAGTTCTTAGGGGAAGATAAGCAATGTATGGTATTAGAAAAAGACACTCCTAGACAAGAATATATAGATCTCCCTAAAGACTATTTAGATATCAAAGTAAACATATTACCAGAAGTTCCGAAAGAATTTTGGTCGACTGGAATATCCGAAAGAGCCAATCAATTAATAAAAGATTTAAGAGAATATAAATATAATACCCCAACCGATACGCCTATCGTAAAGGGTAACAAAATTATGTCAAACATTGTATCGTTCTTCAATGACCTAACTGTGTCAGCGGAGGACAAAGACTTAAGAAAAGCTGGATTAAAGGATGGCGAGTTAAATTGGACAAGTGCGGCTAGACAAGTTGTCCTTAACCTAGAGGCAAAAGACCGTGGATATAAGTCCATTGATGAATTAGCATCAAAAGTTGGCGACTCATCTTTCGGAGCCTTAGAACTAGATTCCTTATTCACTAAATTCTCATCCAAACTCCTTGAAACTGCTAAGAAGTTCAACAAGAGAGAGGAGAAGAAATAATATCTATTACCCTGATTTGAAATTTATAACATTGTTATAACAGGGTAGCCGCGAATGAATGAAATAAGTGGCAAATTCTAGCATTAGCAATCAGGAAAGCAGTATAGTCTGGCTATTGTTAGTTCTGTTAATCTTGAGTCCAATCCCTAAAAACAATTTTATTATATACGTGAATAATAACAAGATTTCCCCTAAGTATAAAAGCGACTTAAAGTTAGGGGATTAGCTAATTAACAACCATTTGTCTATTGCTAAGGGGGTGGTGGCGGAATAAGACGCAGATTTAATGTGAATAATCAGAGTGTCATTAGTGCTTAGGAATTACATTTTAAACACTCGTGCTAACTGAAATTGTTAGCCTATCCCCTTAATAATAGAGAAATGGAGGTGAAAAAATATATATGAAAGTATTATCATTATTTGATGGAATAAGTTGTGGTAGAGTGGCTTTAGAAAGAGCTGGTATTAATGTTGAGAAATATTATTCCAGTGAAATAGAGCAAAGACCAATAGAAATATCACAAAAAAATTATCCAGATATTATTAGATTAGGAGATGTTACTAAAATAACAAAAGAAATGGTTAGAGATATTGATTTAATTATGGGTGGTAGCCCTTGTCAATCTTTTTCTAACGCTGGTAATAGAAAAGGTTTTGATGGTAAGTCTGGTTTATTTTGGGAATTTGTAAGACTAGTAGATGACCTGAAACCTAGATATTTTTTACTTGAAAATGTAAAAATGAAACAAGAATGGCAAGACATTATTTCTAATGCTTTAGGTGTTAAGCCAATAGAAATAAACAGTAGTTTAGTTAGTGGTCAAAATAGAAAGAGATTATTTTGGACTAACATCCCTAACATAGAGCAACCAGAAGATAAAGGAATTTTATTAACTGATATTTTAGAAGAAGAAGTTGACGAGAAATATTATTTGAACGAAAGCCAAATAAAAACAATAAATAGAAACTTTGGCAGTAAAGGTAAAACAATTAACATAGATGACGGACTAATAGAAAAGATAACATATCCTAGCCGAATAAATAAAAAACCACTTAATATAAAATCTCCAACTCTAGTTGCAGCAATGGGTATGGGTGGTGGTAATGTCCCAGTAATAGTTAAGAATGGAAGAATAAGAAAATTTACAGAAATAGAATGTGAAAGACTACAAACACTACCAGATAATTATACAGATGGAGTTTGCTCAACTGCTCGTTATAAAGCTATTGGTAATGGTTGGACAGTAGATGTTATAGCTCACATATTAAAACCACTTAACTTAATCTCGTAAGGAATAAAATGTAATAAATTAATTATAATGTGTATGAAAAATCCAGCAAATTTAATCGCTAAAGTATTTGTATTATCGGCACTAATACACTATGGAATTTATTTATCAAATGACATTAATACTTCTTTTAATCAAATGTTATTTATAATGGCTTGTTTAGGAATATCACTAATAACAATAGAAATAACTAACTAATATGAAACCATTAAGACTTATTTTACCAATAACACTATCAGGTGTGTTGGATATAAAGATATGAAAAAAGATATTAAGGAACTCAAGGAAGTTAACGAAATATTAAGGTCTGTATATCAAGTTTGTTTGAGAAAAGGAATTGGAACAAATTGGGAGGTATTAACAAAAAATGTAGGAGAAATTTTAGATAAACAGTTTAATAAACTTCATAAACAATAACTAATATGTCCCAATCAACATACGAACAATTTAGAGAAACTTTACTTAATGCTACAAGTGAGGAGCATAGGAAAGAGATTTTAATTAAGCTAAAATATTGTCCAAACTGTAATGATGAAATTGGATATGACGAAGAAGCTGATATGTATTTTTGTGGTAGTTGTTCTCACCCAATGTCTGGTATTGATATTGATAAGTTAGTTAGAAATTATACTCGTGATTTAACCTTAGAAGATGTTTTAATGGCTCTTAGGGTTAACTTTACAAAAGAATTTGATGAAAAAAATGATGATAGATTTATTGATGTGTTTTTTATTGAAAAGGCTAAAAGAGTATTTAAACTGTGGAACTTAACTAAACCAGCCAACCTCCAGTCAGAAGAAACTTTACTAGAGATTATTAATTTATTGAAATAATATGCTAAATTCAACTAAAACTTGGCAGGAGGAGTTTAGAAAAGTATTTTATGATTAACGAAATAATCAAACAAATATATAAAAAAAGACAAAAGGCTCACCAGATGCTATTAGAATGCGACATAGCTTTAGATAAAATATTAAAACAATATGAAAACAAACGTATGCTATCAAGGAGATTGTTTAGATGTGATGAAAACTTTTGAAGATAAGAGTATTGATTTAACCGTAACATCTCCGCCTTATGATAATTTAAGAACTTATAACGGATACACTTTTAATTTTGAAGAAATAGCTAAAGAGCTTTACAGAATAACTAAAGATGGTGGAGTTGTTGTTTGGGTGGTAGGAGATGCTACTATTAAAGGAAGTGAAACTGGAACATCATTTAAACAAGCTCTTTACTTTAAGGAAATAGGATTTAATCTACACGATACGATGATATATGGTAAAAACAATCCAATTCCATTAACACATAACAGATATGAACAGCAGTTTGAATATATGTTTGTATTTAGTAAGGGAAAACCAAAAACATTCAACCCGCTAAAACAAATATGCAAAACTGCTGGTAGTAAAAACAACCACAAAACAGAAAAACATTATGAGGATAGCCACAGTATGAGAAAAAGAGATGTTAATGTGGTGGTTAAAGATGAAAAATATCTTTACAATATATGGTTTTTAACCACGGGAACTTCAGATAAAGTAAAACATAACGCACCATTTCCTGAAAAACTAGCCGAAGACCATATCCTATCTTGGAGTAATGAAGGAGATATAATTTTAGACCCAATGGCAGGAAGTGGAACAACACTTAAAATGGCAAAGAAAAACAACAGAAACTATATCGGAATAGAAATAAGTAGTGAATACTGCGACATCATAAAAGAAAGAGTTGGTTGTGAGATAATAAAATAAACAATATGAAAAACGCAAAACTAATAGTAATACAAAGTGATACCCAGCGTATTGGTCAGAAGATGTTTAACTTTCTTTCTTGGCTACATACGGATAAGGGGATAGGCACTAATAATTGCGGAGTAATAGCCGACCCTTTCTATATTTCAGACAATAAAATGATGGAGTATTGGAAGGAATTTAATTATAAATAATTATAACAATATGACTACCAAAGACTATTTAGCTCAATTAGAGCGTAATTTTAAAGAGTGCCTAGCTATCTCGCAAGCCAAGAACGCTGACTACGCAGACCAAGATAACCCATTTAAGAACTTTGAGTTATCGGCGCAGGTGGCTAATCTGCCAGTCGCTAAGGGAATGTTAATACGACTAATGGATAAGATGACCCGCATTTCAAACCTTTTAGAAAGGGAAAATGTAGTCAAAGATGAAAAAATAGACGACACAATTAAAGACGCTATAAATTACCTTAACATTTTATTAGTTTACTTAGAAAATAAATAACATTTAACTCGAAGCTATATGATTGATTACAGAAAGCTACTTAGAACCAGAGATGGGGAACTCTTAAAAACATTCCCAGAATATACAAGAGATGAACTAAGGTTCTTTAAAAACAATATTCCTATTAGTAAGGTTAAAATACTTTCTTGGGATATAGAAACTAGCCAGATGATGACTAAGGTCTGGCAGTTAAGGGGAAATGAATACATAGAACCAACAAGAATAATTAAAGACTGGTTTATTGTCTGCTGGTCTGCTAAAAGCCTAAATGGTAAAATGTATCACGAACGCCTAACAGCCAAAGAAGCTAGAGAAGGAAATGATGAGAGAATTGTAAGGTCTTTATGGAAGCTTTTGAATGACCAGGACTACCTCGTCTCGCACAATGGTGACGCCTTTGACGGAAAAAAGTCAGCCACTCGCTTTCTTAAATACGGACTTCCTTTACCTAATTATTTTAAAACTATTGACACTCTAAAGGTAGTTAAAAAACACTTCCGTATTTCATCTAATAAACTTGATTATGTTTGTAAATTTGTAGGATTAGAAGGAAAAATAAACACAGGCGGTATTGACTTATGGGATAAGTGCGAACTAGGAGACGAAAAGGCGTTAAAGAAGATGTCTAAATACTGCGACAATGATGTCCGTATTTTGGAGAAGTTATTTTTAAAACTATTGCCTTATATTAAATTACCGCTTGTATGAAATTAAAAACACGCTGGGAACGCCTTAAAAAAGAGAATGAGTATCTGAGTGATACCAACTGTCTTTCTAAAGCCTTAATAGAAGCTAGGCTAGACAAAGAAGAATACTCTAGGGGAGAAGTAGCTAGGGTGTTTAAATTGTGCGATAAGTCAGATTATGGTAACGAAGACAGAGATGAAGTCCTAGAGTCTTTATATCGGCTTAATTTTGAAAATATAGACCAATAAAGACGGGGGTATATAATTTAGAAATGCCCCAGGATTGATTTAAAATTGAAAAAGGTAATATTGTGCCACAAAACAAAAACAGAGCCGTTATAGCCCTGTTTTTTGTTTATTTAAGTTTTTGTGCTTTATTCCATTCGGAGATAAGTTGGGATTTGGTTTTAACATTTATCTCTGAACCCTTTGGAGCTATAACTGGTATATCGCTTATTCCAAGACTCTTATATGCTAAGTATCTATGATTTCCATCAATAATTTCTAAACCATTACCAAAATCATCTAAAACCAGTGGAACTCTTATACCAGATTTGATTTCGTCTAAGACAGCTTGCCCTCTATCACTAGATAAATTCATCTTTTCGGTTGGAGATACCTTGTTTATGTCAATAGTTCCTCTCTCTACATTTTTTAAACCACCGATATCGTTAATTGCTTCCTTATTCGTATGGTAATAATTTAGTAGCACCGCTTTTAAGTTTTTTAGAACCTTGAGAAATTATATTAGCAAATCTGCCACTCTTTGATAATCTATTAATTGCAAATATACCCCAAGCTTTAGGGTCAACAGTGCCAGCCCCAGCACTAATAATATCAGTTAAACTAATAGCACTATTCCTTTCTGCTATTGGTATGCGTTTAATTAAAACATTATTTATCGGTATAAGTTCGCTTAATTGTTTATTTAATTCTATTAATTCCTTAGGGTCATCAACAGAATTTTCAATAGCTTTTTTGAATTTAGTATAAAGAATATTTGATACACTCTCCATAGCATTAGCATCTAAATCTCTTTGTCCGTTAAGCCAAGAACCCATTTTGCCAAGAGCTACTTTAATTTTTTGAGCTTCAACTGTATTTACCTTACCTGTTGGTGCTATATTTTCTATCTCTTTAACCCAAGTTTTAAAAGCATTTAATATCTTAGCATTATTACCAACATTAGAAATACTAGATTTTTCAATTTCATCTACTGCTTCTGTAACTATTTTATTTAAATCAATTACTGATTTAGATTTTGTTCTAAGTGCTTCAGCTTTTGTTACTAATTCATCTATTTTAGATTGTGTTTTTTGTAAAGACTGTCCGAGAGAACCGCCTAAATCATATTTAAATACATTTTCAACTTTAAATCCGTGAGCCAAATCAGTTTTACTTGGTTTTGTAACGACTGTTTCAATCTTATTAGCTATCTTGTCTAGTTGTGGTGCTAATTTTTCAATAGCAGTAGAAAATGGAGATGCTAAAACTTTGGCAGTTCCTAAGGCGGCAGAGCCAACAGCAGGTAAAGCACCGCCAGCTATTCCACCACCAATAGCACCCTTCAAAGCCCCCCCTAATACATTTTGGTCGTTTGATAACGCTTCACCAGCACCATATAAAGCACCAGCTTTAGCACCAACCTTAACGCCTGTTTTGATAGATGATTTTAAACCAGTTTTTAAAGCCATACTTCCAGCCTTAGCAGCACCACCACCGCCAACAAAATTAGAAGCTAGATTTAAAGCAGTTCCTATAGCTTGTTTTGGTGTTTCAACCTTAGAAACTTCTTCTCCTAAAACAGTAAGTGGTTTTGCTCGTTGAGCTTCTAGTTTTTTTCCAGCAGAAATTAAAGTTTTTTGTGCCTCTGCTTGTCTGCCGGTAGCCGCCTGAAAACCAGCCTTTAATACAGAGCCGTAAGCCTTACCGCCAGATTTTAATAATTCAGCACTCTGAACAAATGGTTTTGCTATTTCTATACCAAGATTTTTTAAGAAGCTTGGTTTTTTTTCTGGTTCATTATAACCCTCAATAATATTAGTCTTAGCCAATTCCTGTAACAATATTTCTTTATTAAGGTTAGCTGGTGCTTTATTAATAATATCTAAAGCTTGTTGTCTTGTTAAATAAGCCATATTATTCTAAAAGTAAAATTACAATAATTAATAAAATTATATACATATTATTTAACCAAAGACCTGGTCTTATCAGCTAAATTCTGTTGTGGCTCTTGACCGAATAATCCCCTAAACCAATTCCAAACACTTGTTTTTGGCTGTTCTGTTCCTATGGTTTGGTTTGATGTGTTTATATAACCACTTTGCGACAACCAGTTAGCTTCATTGGTTTGAGTTTCATTTGTTTGTCCACCATTTAATTTATCAGCTACACTTTTAATTTCTTCATAAGAATTAACAAGACCAGAAACATCTCTGCCAAGTCCAGCCTGAACCTTAATTTTATTTTCAATACTTCTTTGAACGGAACGAACGGTAGCGGCTAAGATTAAATTTCTAACTTCTTCGGTTGATTTCAAATTTGGAAGTGTTTGTGAATATAACTTAACATCATTATCAGTTAAAACACCAACTTCACCATAAATACCACGAGCTAAGTTTGGAACTAAGGCTGTAAGTTGTGCTTGAATTAAACTTGCTTTAGCATCATAAGGATTATTAGAACGAATAATACCCATTATTGGACCAGTAGCTTCATTTGTAATTGATTTTTGCAAATCTCCCAATTGTCCAATAACATTAAATGCTTTCTCAAATGAAGTAGCAGTTGTAGCATCTACATCCTTTCCACCAGCACTTGCTTTCATAATTCCAGCTATATTTCCTTCAGCCAATGCGTTTGATTTTAATTCGGCTAATTTACTCTGGACTGATGGATAATCTTTAGTTGAAACCTTAGAAAGAGAACCAACACCATTAAATATATCTAATGCTATTTGGTCTGTTCTACTAATGCTTTCTGCTTGTTTAATTCCAGCCATTCCCAAAATATTATCAGCATAATTAATTAATTGCTGACTTCCAATAGCACCTGGGGTGTTATAAGCCTGTACGCCATCGTAAAGACCATATTTATCAATCATCGTTTTTAATCTATTGGCAACAAAATTAATGGCAAAACCTGGGTCAGTAGCCTGTTCTTTGGTTATTTCTGGGTGTGCTTTTAAATTAATTTGCCCTAATCCATAGCTTGTTTCTTTACTATTTACATTTGAAGCATCAGGATTAAAACCAGACTCTTGTTTGATAACTGCTGAAATTAACGAAGCAGGAACTCCGGTTTCCTCTGCTTTTGATTGAATAAGAACTCTAGCCCAAGTAGGAGTTCCACTAATAACTTCATTTGGTAAATCGGTTGTTTCGGCTGCCACCGTTTGGCTTGCGGTTGTATTTTTAACAGGATTTCCAGAAATATTAACAAAAGACTGAGATGCGTTATCCCAGTAACCATAAATATTATTACCATTGTCATCATTCCCGATAACCTGAATGTTTTTATTAGTAGTATTAAGAAATCCATCAGAATTAGCGATAGCTTCAATTACAGTTTTAGATTGTCTTATCTTATTAAGAGTATTAGTATCAGCCCCACCTTGAGCCGCCTGTAATAAGATATTATTAATATCGTTATCTTTAGTCTTTTGTTCTTCCAATAATCTTTGGCGTTCGCTTAATATTTTAAGTCTTGTATCAGCCTTAGCTTGGTCGGCTCTGTCTAAATCGTTGTAGATATTTTCTAATTGGTTTTTTTCTAAATCAATCTGATTTTGTATTCCCTCGTATTTAATATTAATAGCATTCTTGGCTGTTTGCTCTGCTAAGGTTATGTTTCCCTGTAAGGCTTGAGCCATTGAAGTTAAAGCACCAATTTCAACGGCTTGCTGTCTGCGTATTAAGCTTTCCTGACCGCCTATCATAGCGTTTAATACTGGTCTTCCCTGATTATCTAATGATGCTTTTTCAAAAGCAGCGTTGGCACTAGCTATCTGCTTATTGATTTCTTGTAATTGAGTTACATTTTGCTGATAGTTATACTTAGAAAGCTCTGTCTGATAGTCTTGCCCTTTTAAACCTAATTGTTCTGTATATTTTTGGACATTACTTCTAGTAGACGCTAAATTAGCTTCCTGAGCCTTAATATCGGCTTCTTGTTTAGCTAATTGGTCGTTTAAACTTGTTTGGTAGGCAAGATTACCGGCAACGCTTGTGTCCATTAGGTTTGATTGAATATCGCCAGCAGGAACACCAGTATTGCCAGTTGTATCATTAATAGAAACATTAGTCGGTATTTTAGGAAGTTTATAAATGTCAGCCCCCTGTCTGTAAAGTTGACTCTCAGTGAGTCCCTGTAAACCGCTGGGACCGCTAATTTTAGTAGCACCAGCAGGAATTGTTGGCATCGAAACCTCTTTACCGCCAGCCTTAGCATAGCCTTGTAGCTCTGCTGTGTTTAAAATCTTCTGACCAGCTGTTGTGAAGTAGCTACCATTTTGTTTGTAAAAATCTGTCGCCATATTATTATGATAATGTTATATATTTCCAAAGATTATTAATATAAATATATAAACGATAATCAGTTGAACCATCAAAATATAAATAAAAACAATCAATAAATTTTTTAGGTGTATGAGATGGAATAGATAAATTAGTTTTTAATAAATTTTTTAAATCATCAATATAAAACTGATTATACAATACTTCTTTATCTTGAGATATGCCAATATTTATATTTTTTTCTTTTAGTTCGTTCATATTATGAAATAATTATATCTTGAATTGAAACTGGAAATGAATTAGTTGTGCCCCTAACCACAACCTCTATATAAGCCTGAGAACCAATAAAATTAGTATTAAATATAATTGGTTTACTTAAATCTTTGTCGTTTATTGTTTTTGTTTCAGCTTTTTTAACTTTCCAAACTCTGACATCGGCAGAAGAAGCACTTGTGGTTGAAACTGCTGGACTAATTGTTAATACTTCGCTAGAAGTCCCAGGATTAGCAACGCTTGTAACAAATGTTCTTTGTCCAGACACATCTCCGCTTACAAATTCTATTTCATCGCCAGCGTTAATTGGATAGTTTGCTCCGTTAGTATTATTTAGAGTTGTGGTTGACGGAATAGAATTTATTTGTGCTGGTTGAATTATGCCCTCTCTATTATTTCCAATACTAACAGTAATTTCAGTATTTTGATTAACTGTTGATGTATATGTTTTAGATGATTTTTTAAGATTAAGATGTATTTGTTTTATTTGAGTTTCTTGTTGTAAATCAATAAAATAAATAAAAGACTTAAAATCTATCTGATTAGAACTTGACTGAAAATCATTTAAGTTACAATAAGAACCGCCACAACCAATCTCAATATCATTACTTGTAGAATATATAGACGATATACTTGTGTTTGGTTGTATATAAATACATATTGGCGTAGCAAATGATTTAGAATTTTGTTTTACTTTAAAATATGATAATCCTTTATCTTTATCAAAAACTAAAATTCCAGGATAAGACCTATTTGTAGATGAGCCCATTACAGAAAAATACATAACATCATCTAAAATTGCTATACCGTTATGAGATTGTTGATTTAATTTTAATCCAAGATTTCTATTGTCTGGGTGTTCTATTAGTTTTTGTATATTTCTACCATCTGTATAGTAAATAGAACTATCTGCTAAATAAACCCAACCAGTTCCATATGATTTTAAAGATGATGGAGCTCTGCTAATTAAAACATCAGTTAGCCAACCATCGCTAAAACCATCCCATCTTAAAAGATGAGGGTTTCCTTGATTATCTACCGCAGAAACTAATATATCAGAGCCATTAACTTCAAATGTAATACATTGATAACCATAAGGAAGTCGTTTAAAATTATTTTTAAATGTATTTTCATCTGAAGCAAGTTTAGCAAGGTAATTTCCGTTTGCTATATACCAAGTATCACCATATTGTTTAATGGGTCTTGACCAATAAACACTATCAGATTGACCCTTAAAAGATGGGATTGTTAAACCATTTAATAAATCCCATTTAGTATTAACATAAACAAAAAATTCATCATTTTCACTATTTGCTGTTCCTGCTGAAAATTCTAAAGTATCATTTGTTGATGTAGTTGTAGAAATTGCTGTAATTGTATACTGAACACCTGTCTTAATATTGGTAACTTTATTATTTGGAGCTGATGTAGACACGCCTAAGGTTGAAAAATTACGTCCATCTTTATCAATAATCTTAGTTGTTCCAGAGCCAGTTTTACATAGACCTCTTACTATTAGACCTAAATGCTTTGAAGATGTATATAAAATATTACCAGATGGCAACATCATTAAATCTGGTTTGTGAGAATATAAATAAGGTGAAGATGATGATATTCCACCTATAGCACCCCTATAAGCAGAAGAAAATTTATCATATAAAAAGAAATTACTACTACCATTAATCATTAAAGTATATCCGCTGGGGGCTGAAATAGTAGAACCTGTTAATGGATATACATAAAGCATAGCCATTATAGAGCCTAAATCAGCATAATTAGTTGTAGAAGTATTTATCTTTTCTGATACTAAATAATTTTCATCTAAACTTGTATTCCCATTTTCTTTTTCAACACTAAAACCATCGAGATAATATATTCCACCATCTCCACTCATTCCTGTAAATTTATTAATTGTTACTATTGGTTTTATCATAAATTAAAATAAATGTATTGAGTTAAATAAGTAAGTAAAGCACCGCCAACCGCTATACCAGCACCTTTAGCAATTTTTATTAAGTTTTCTTTTGTGAATGTAAATTTGTTCATAATTTTAATTATAAATTTTTAATAAATGTAACTACGTCTATTTTATTTCCTTTATTTATTTCTTCTTGAATTTTTTTAGTATAAAGATATATTGAACTACTTTCAAAGTTAAACTCTTTTTTATCTTCTTCTAGTTTTTTAATTTTTTCATCGACTTCTTTATTTAACATTTCCGCCTTATCAAACATATCAAATGCCTGTTTATGAAATTCCTGTATTGACTTTTCCCTTTTATCAAGATATTCTTCTCTTATTTTATTTTCTTCTTTTGTGATGATAAATGATTTCAATTTTTCCAGTTCTTCTTTAGCAGATTCTATCTCAATTCTTAGTCCGTTAAGTTCTTTTTCAGATTTTAAGATTTCTATATTAAGGTCTGTTGTTTTTCTTCTAAAATTAATAAGATTATTGATTACCGATTTTATATCTTGTATCTCATTTTCATACATTAATTTTCTTTCTTGTTCTATATCCATATTTTTATAAACTTTCTAAATAAGTATTAACTGCTTCCTGAATAGTCTTTTTAGTTGTTAGTGCTTTAGTATTCATAGCATCTTGATAACTTAATCCAGTAGTTCCAGCCCAATAATTACAAGCTTCTTGTCTTGTAAGTAAACCTTTTCCTAAACTTCCATAACTTCCACCAATAATACATTGTAAACTCTCATCAGTTTCACCGTCAGCTAAATTAGAACCGTTAGAAGAATAGTAAATATTATTAACACCAGGTGCTAAAGTTAAAGGTGTTACTCCATAATCAGCAGAGTCAATAACAGTTCCGTCAGCCCAACCATCGACAGTGGGAGCGGTGACAGATACTTCCTGAGTATCAGTTCTAACAGTAAAGTTAGTGGTGTTTTTAGAGTAGAGTGTTTTTATGTATGGAGCATAAGAAGCCTGAACAGAACTCCAAACAGTTCCGTTATAGTAATATCTTCCACTAACAGCTACGCCACATCTTATATTGGGGTGGTTAGAAGTGTCTTTGGTAGAACTATCAAAAATAGCATAGTATCTTGAACCTGGTGTCAGGGTGTAAGGTATAGACACTGTATAGTCAGTATCAACTGCTAATGCATTCCAGGTTGCGTTGGGGATAGTTATAGGTGTAATTAAATTAGTTCCACTTGGCTTGCTACCAGTATCGCCCATCAAAGAAATGATAACATCACCAGTATAAGTTCCAGTATTAGCAACTCTTTGAATAACTATTCCAGTTCCATTTTTCTTTGTTGGAATAAATAACATTCCAGCAACTTGGTCTGTTGCTCCAGAACCACCAAATGCCAATGAACCATCTTTAACCACCTGACTCTGGTCTATATTATCATTACTTGTTACAGCAGTAGCTTTAGGATAAAGGAGAGCAGGAACGGAAGATGTGTTGGTGATGGTGGAGACTTCTTCTAGTGAGATACTATTCCAGTCTATATAGTTTTCTTCTATTGCTCCAGTTGCATTTTGAAATCTTAAAACTAAACCATCAGTTGTTGCTCCTGAAGTAAATGTTACTTCTCTTTTAGTCCAATCCGTAGTTCCAGAAATTGTTACATAACCAGTATTACCAGTTCTACTTAATCCTGTATATTGCAGTAATTGAAAAATACTACCAGAAGTCCTGTTTACAGTTTTGCTATAAAAAGTAATTTTATATGCTGTTGATGGTTTTATTTTTATAATATCTCTTGAATATAAAACTGGAATAGTGGCCCCAGTCCCTTCGCAGCTATCAATATGACATCTTCCAGTCGTTGCACTATTACCAAACTTAACAACCAACCTTCCAGTTCTTGGATTTGCACTATCAAAAACTCCATAATCGTTACCACTACCAGAGGTATCAGAAGCAAATATAACTTTATATTTATTATCTTCTATCCACCCACTTGTAGTCCTTGCTATATCTCCAGTAGCTTGGTCTATATTACGAATAACACCACCTTTAACTGAAAGGGGAGTAAGGGGTGTTCCTGTTGGTGCTGAATTAAAGGCCAAAGCATTAAGACACTCTTGTTGAGTTCCTTTAATTCCTGATATTTCTTGTAGTGCTTCTTGTGTTGTTTTCATATTATTTAGTCAGAGAAATGACATACAGAAATTAGATTTTTTTCATAACAACCAATTTTATTGTAATCATCTAATATAACTGATTTATGTGTTGGGGATTCCATCCAAGCATTCAATAATTCATTTTCTTGATAACCTTTAGCTAAAATTTCTCCACAGTAGTTAAATTTAATGTTAAATCTTTTAAATATATCTAATACACCGTCTCCAAATTTGTTATAATGATTAAAGTATTTATGATAAATCATATCATTAACCTTAAATTTAGATGTGTTTATCAATTTTTTGTCAGTTACTAATTCTTTTAAACCTATTAATTTTCTAGTGTTATTAATTTGTTGTTCAATATTAACACTACTAGCCTTAACAGTTATTGGCATTAATATAATTACTAATATAATTATTGGCAATAAACTTGTTTTTTTCATATTAATTAGATTAATTTATAATATAAATATTATATACTAGAAAATTAATAATGTCAATTACTTGTTATTATTAGTCCAAGTTGTTGTTGGTTTAGTATCATTTATCCAGCTCATATTATTATTTAAAACATTAATTTTTATTAATTAAAGTGTTCTTTTATCAAACATATCCCATTGTTCTTGGGTAAGAGAACGAACTGGTCCACCAGTAAACTCTCCAGATTTAGCATTACGAGCCATAAAGACAGCCATAACCTTAGCGACATCATCTTCAATAATCTTTCCGTCTAAGAATAAGCCGATAGAACCTTTACCTTCAACAAGAATGACAAGTGAATTATTTTTAATTACAGGTTTGTCCATATTTTTTTTGATTAAATTTACTTTTAAAGCTAATGGGTAAGCACTTTCCCAAGAGTCTAATTGTTTTATTCTTGGTTCGTAGGTATCAAATATTTTACAGGTTTTATAATCAGCCATCATTACAGCGTGGTTATAAGTGCCAGTAGGATTTATATATTTACCATTTTCATCCAATACCCAAGCCTTAACATATACTTGTAAAACGCCACATCTTGAAGCATCAGCCCATTTATCACGACCAACCAATTCTGTGATAATTTCATAATCTTTTTTAAACTGTTTAGCCGCTTCTTCGCCTTCAGTAGAACGGACATAGGAATAATAAAACTCTTCTGTCATTTTAGGATTTCTATCTTTCATATCCCAATCTCCTAGTTCTTGTGGAATTAATCCCTTTTCTTTAGCGGTGGCAGCGACTTTCTCACCACTATTGCCATATCTAGGTTTAGTCCCGGATAAAACAACTAAATCTCTATCTGAGTAATTTGGTTCTTCACCATATTTAGCTTTATGATATGTTTCACAAGCGTTCTCAAAAGAGTGAGAAATGCAGCCGAAAGAATCTAGATAAACACCAGCCTGACTTTCAAAACTAGGTAAGAACGGAATAGCATTTCCATCTGGTATAATAATCTCTTGGTCTAGCGGCGTCATTCCGCCAAACTCATAAGACAAAGGAGAAATCTCTGGCAAGATTACAGCGTTAGGTAATATGTTTGCTATTAATTTATCCATAAATAAGAAATTATTATTATATGAGCTATCTTTGCGAATAGTGCGAACCAAATAAGGTAGTAAATAAAACAAAAACAGTAAATTATATAATTACTTATTTTCATCTTTTATTTTAAAATTAACTCTATCTGCGTGTTCTTGTTTCTTACCAGGGTTCATTGAATTTTTAGGAACATACCACCCAGTAACACGTGTCATTGAATATGCTGGGAATCTTTTAATCTTTTCTTCTAGTGTCATATAATTATTTTTTATGTCTTAATCTAAATCTTTGTATATTTGTAAGTCCATCGTTTATACCAAAATGATGCTTATTGTGCTCAACTCTTGTCATTAGTTGTAGATTTTCTAGTCTATTATCTAACTTATTTTCATTTATATGATGTACAATTTCTGATGATAATAATTTTCTTCCTATGTGTTCTTCCATTATCATTCTATGAACTTTTTTACCATTTATCACGTAATAACCATCAAATGATATTGCCTGACCACGTTCAGTTGGTATATAACATTTCCTGGAGCAGTATTTATGTTCATATCCATTTTTATCTTCTGAAGGTCGATGCGGAAACTCATTGCCACAAGTAATACATTTTCTCATTACTGTTTTATTTTTTTGATGACCATTAAGGATTTTTTTACATTCTTTTGAGCAAACCTTTCCGCGACCTTGAGCAATTTCTGAGGGAGCTATATGTTTATGAAAATGCTTACCGCATATCACACACACCAACTCCCTCAGTTTTGCCAATTTGTTCTTGTTTTTCATATTACTATAAATTATTTTATTATAGTAATAAGTATAACATAGTTCCAATCTAGTGGCAAGTAGTAGAGATGTCTTTCTGTCCCCTCATTTCACAAACCCTTATTAATAGGTCTGCTACTTCACGGAAAGAAAGGTTGTGGAATAGAAAGTGCCAGGCATTGTGGCGTTCTCTGTCCATTCTTAGCATATTACTTTCAATTTTTTCTCCACCATTTACTTTATTTTTGATATGGTGGTAATTAAAAACATTACTACGTTTCCACTCTCTTTGTTTACGCTTATTGCGTTTTAATTCTCCTTTCATTTTGACCTCCTTTTTTAAAAGAACTATTTATTTTATTTTATAACTAATACTAATATAGCCCCAACGACTGCTGTTATAACTAACCAGCCTAGCCTATCAACAGCCACCTCTGTTCTTTTAGAGGCATAGCGATTGTCAAATTTAATCGCCATATCTTCGGGCAAAGAGGCCAGCTTAATTGAAACTTCATTAAGTTTGTCATTAAGGAGGTCTAATTTTTCCATAACTATATCATTTATTTTTTGTTGAGCTGTCGGCATATTACTTCAATAGGCTCTGGAAGTATGGTATTAACATCTCAATGCCAGCTTTAACACCAGCTCTTAAGGCAGTAACCACAACACCTAACACAGCACCGCTTTTAAAACTTTCTAAAGTAAAATCAGATATTTCAGGCAACAACGCCAATGCAAATACCGCAATAAATGTTGTAGCTGAACTTATTAAATAACGCTTTAATGTTTCGTTCATATATTTATAAATTAATTTATTGGCTAGACTAGTAATAATCTAGCCTAAAACCAATCTATTTTTCTTTCTTTTCAAACTTGTTCTTTAATTCCTCATATTGAGCCTTTTCAATCTCATCAACAATGACAAGATTAGCATTATCTTCTAAGGCTACTAACTTATCTAATCTCTTTTGTTGTTTTGGTGTTAATTCCATACTATTTATAAGATTGATATGCTCTGCCAATTCTTGGTTTTTTATCCTTAAACCTTGAGCCATAAAAATGTATTAACTCTTTTTCTAGCTTAGCTTCGTCTTTTAAAAGATATTGTAGTGAAATTGAGCTAGGCTGTTTTATTTGAAGCCAATCAATAGACATTTTAATGGGCAATAAGGCGTGATAGACTGGGCAAAATCCTGGAGTTTTAGTTGTGTCTGTTGTTAGAAAATCAGATGAAGCCCTATCATAATAAACCTTTAAACCATTAGCAGAGTTATAGTTTGAGGCTGGGAAAAGCTCAATAGTTCCATTAACTAGGGTGTATTGTCTGGGAGTTCCAGCTTCGTCAAAGTATTCATCAACACCGCTACCTATTTCTTCCTTTGTAATAGCTTGTAGCTTATACCAATCGCCATTACTATCCTTAACTTCAATTCTTTGAACTGTTAATGCTTCGTCTGGCAAAGCATATCTAGCTTGACCGCTAACAAGATTAGTTGTAGCGATGGGTAAATCAGTATAATTTGAGTCATCATATTGCCAATTACCAGTGGCTCTATGTATAATTGACCAAATCTCGTGATTTTTCTCATTAGCAATAGCGGTTGCTTCCGCTAGTTTTGTTGTGTCGCCAGTTACAGTCCCATAACCTAAATCGGTCTTTCTTTCAAAGACCTGTAAAACTCCTTTTTTATTTGTAGTGTCTGAATAGACCATATTATTAAACTATAAACATTAAATTATTTCCTTCCGCTAAAATCCATTTTGGATTAAATAATTCATCTATATCTTCTTTTGTGTAAGTGGCATAATGATAATCAACATCAACCATTTCTTTTAGATAATTTTTATCATTATCTACTATTGTCTTTCCGATTTCTCCGTTCGGTATAATTACTATTACTTTATCGGCTACTTTTTTTATCTTTGCGATATATTCTGATGGATTTTCTAAGTGTTCCATTACTTGAGATAATAAAGCGTAATCATAGTGTTCCTTTATATCATCTATGTCGCAATTAAAGAACAATCCGACATATTTGCTCTTAGCTCTATCAATTACTGTTTTAGACCAATCAATCCCAGTATAATCTTTGAAGTATTGGCTAGCCTCACCCTCTCCGCAACCTACATCTATAATAGATTTATCTCCAACAATTTCAGACGCTAATTTAAATGTTTCTAATTCTTCTTCTGTGTTGTGATGTCCGTATTTTGAATAGAACTTTTCCCACCACTCTGTGTTATATTTAGAAATATCGTCTGTAATTATTTTTGGCATATTCTTTCTTTTAATTCTTTATGTCTAAGTATAGCACCCTTATTCCTTGAGTTTGGTCTATCGCTTATGATTACTAGCGGTTCTCTTATTATCCCGACCCTATATCCGTTTCTAACAGCCTTAATCCAAAACTCCCAATCTTCGTATCCCCCCAATGTGTTGTCAAATTTATGCTTTTCCCAAATCTCTCTTTTGAATAACGAGCAGTTAAGTATTTGATTATTGTCTTCAAAGTTTCCGCCACCAGCTCTCCATACGCTTCCATTAAGATATGCGTCAGTCGCCACTATGTCATAATCTTTCATCAATTTTACGGTTTTCTCTAAAAATTCTGGCTCTAATTCATCGTCAGCGTCTAATGTCAGGCAGTATTCTCCGCTAGACCTAGCGATAGCCGAGTTTCTTCCATCAGAAACGTCTTCATCATAAACTCCCAGCAGTATTTCATAGTCTGTATAAGTCTGTCTAAGAACTGATTTGATAGCGTTGTTTAGTAAAGACCAGTATTCGTTCTCAACTCTCTTAATTGGGATAATAACTGAAACCATATGAAGCCTTTTATTTGGCTTTGTTAAAGGCTTCTTTAAATTCTTCTAGGCGGTCAACGATTTCAATATTCCATTCTCCATTATCGCTCTGATGAACTCTTGAAACCTGCTCAAATTCTCCCATTTCTAAGGTATCAATAATATTCTGTAAATACGGTCTTGATTTTTCGTCAATCACCTGCGTTTTTGATAATTGAGTGTTAAATTTAGCCTCTAAATCCTTATATTCTGCTTCAATTTCTTTCATTCTATCCAAAATAACATTGGTTTCCTTAGAAAGAGCAGATTTTTTGTCTAAAATGGATAATACTTTTTTGTTTGTTAATTTTACTTGACGCATATTATTTATATAAATTTTTATATCTATCGCCTTGCTTCCAAATATTGTAATTCTTTTTTACATACTTGTTAGCTTCTTTCCCTAATTTTCGGCGCAATTCCTTATCTTTTATAAGAGTTTCTAAGTCTTTTTCAAGGTTTTTGCTATATACCAGATAATCCTTGTCTTTGGCATATGGACTACCATCAAAATCGTTTGTAATAACTGGTATTTCTAGCATTGATGCTTCCAGAAACTTAATGTTAGATTTACACTTGTTAAAATAACTCTCTTGGCGTGGTATCAACATTATATCTAGTCTTAATTCGTTTAACTGGTCAAAATATTTTGACATATCGCACCAGGGAACTCTCTCTAGATTTTCTAATGTATCCCAGAAACCATACTCTCTTTTATGTACCCTTTCTGTCCGTTTGTTTTTCTTTCTCATCTCCTTGCTCTGTAAGCCATACATCACAAGCTGAACTCGTGGGTCTTTATCTAATTTTTTAAGCAAGTCCTTGACTATTAAGAAGTCGTGGTAATAAGCGACTGAGCCGACAACGCCTATTCTGACTTTATCTCCATTATTCTTTAATGGTTTATCCCAGTCTTCTGGGTTAACCATATTAGGCACTACCACAACATTGTCGTTTAAGCGTCTATATTCTTGGGCTAAAGTTTCTGTTGAACAGGTAACTAAATCGGCATTTAAAATAAAGTTATTGATTACATTATTTACCAAGTTAGTGTTCTGCTTAAAACCTTTCTCGTCTAATCCATAAAAGGCGTGTGTTTCGTCTATAATGTTTGTGTCATCGTTATCAAAGACTATCTTTTTCCCAGCCTGCTTTAAAATCATTGCTGTTTTATGATGCCAATAAGTATTAGGCCTATGAAATACTATAACGTCTGCGTCAAGCATTTCTTTCATTGATTGATTTGGAGATTTTAACGTACTAACTGATATTCCTTTATGGTTTGTTAGCCAACCATTAGCGATTGCCGGTAAGTGGCAACGTACATAATTACAGCCACCATATAAACCGCCAACATAATATACCTTAGACATATCTTTTAGAGTTAGCTATTCTCTCCCGCCTCTGCTTCATTTTTCTCTCTAAGAACATTTGCTCCAAGTCCTCCCATTCCAAACTGGCTATGTCTTTGATTAAATTGTTGCGGCGACATTCTCTCTCCTGTGTTGGGGTTAATGAAATCATATTCTTTTTTTGTGATATTAACTGTTACTGACATATTGCTTCCAAACTTGGGGAAGAAAGTTTGGCAATCCCCCCAAGCAATATTAAAATTAATTAAAATTGTTTAGCTCTTACACTTGATTAACACACCAGAAGTATCTCTGTTTTCAATTACGCCATACATAATGTCAGCGATAACTAAAGTACCAAGATATTCTAAGCGATAATCTGTCTGTAATCTGATAGAACCTTCCATACCAGGAGTCATATTACCAGTCGCCCAAGCCAAAGCGGAGCTGTGAGCCAAAGCACAGTAACGAGAACCCGAGGTAACGCCGATGCGAGAAGTGCCAATAACGGGAATACCATAAAGCAAACCTACTTGACCTTTCAAGACAGGGTCGGCACCATTGGTATTGATTAACAAGCTAAACTTGTCAATACCCTGTACGTGATTCCAGATAACGTTAGGATGTAAGAAGAACGCACGACCTTCCTGCGGAACGTTGGCAGTATCCAAATAGGCAATAGCCTGACGAATGTTACTATCATTTAAGGTAGTAGCAGAGTCACCAACTGTTTGAGAGAAACCAGCAAATAATGCGATTAAAGCATCTTCTAACTTGGAAGCTACGGTATAACCAGCGTTTTTGGCATACCTCTCTTGTAGCATATAAGATTTCTTAACCTTAGAAGCAGCAGCGTCTTCAATTAAGAACGCAACGTGAGAATGAACGTTAATGGTAAGATTGACAGTAGTTTCTGTCGGAGCAGATAATACAACTTGTGTATTAGCAGCCTTAGTATTAGCGGTCATTTCAGTCAAATTCGGAACGTGAATAACGTCACCACCATCAGCAACTTCGCTTGACCAGTCTTCAAAGAAAGCAGCCGCCTTTAAGTTAGCACGAAAGAAATCGTTAACTTTAGGAGACCACACTTCAGGATGTAAAGCGTCAGTGATTGTGGTTGTAATTTGGTCTGTTCCCAGAGCCATATTGTTTTTGAACTCTTAAAAGAACTATCTACGGTTTACTTTTGTAATGACTTCCAATAAGCCATATGCTCATCTCTAGTCATTTCGGATAACGGTTTTGTCGTTTTAGAAGAAGAACTTTTAGACGAACCGAGCTGTGCCTTTTGGGCTTTAACCTTTTCATCTTTCTTTTCTTTCCAAGCGATAAACATTTCATCGTCAGCAACTTCTGACAACTTTTTACCTTCAGCCTTAGCTAAAGCGTTGAGCCTAACTAAGTCTTCATCGTCATAACCCTTAGCGAGTAAAACCGCTTCTTCTCTTGTAAGATATTCGGGGTTAGTTTGTTTAAGTTCGGCAGGTTTAAGCTCTTTAGCTTGCTCCGCCTTTTTTCTCCAATGTTCTTTTTGAGCCTTCAGGGTTTCAGCCTGTTTTTTTAAGGCTTCATAATCTTCAAGAGTCGGCGTATCATTGGTTTCTGCTAACTCCTCCGAAGTTTCTTCTTGAGTTTCCTCAACGGTTTCCTCGGTAACCTTTTTTTCATTTTCTTCCATACGAATATGTAGGCGTTTAGTGCCTGTTAATTATAGTCATTTTATAGCCTTTTGTGGCTTTACCCCTTTAGGGAGTAAATCTGAGCCGAATAGAGGACTCGAACCCCTAACCTCTTGCTTACAAAGCGATTGCTCTTCCCGTTGAGCTAATTCGGCTTATCCTGGGCTATGCCCAAGACTCTTTTTTTAGTTCTTGTTTATTTGCCACCCTTTCAATCTTCTTAATACATTTATCCACCATATTGCTTGCCATTTCCCTAGCCATACATTCTAAAGCTATGATTTCTGCTGTCTTGCCCTTAGTAGCAAAGTTTTTGGGCAGTTTATTCTCTAGTATTTCTTCGTTAAATACATTCAATACTTCTACCCAACCCTTGCTGGCTACTAATTGTTTAATTGCTAATTCATTCATAGTTTTGACAATTAACTTAATTGCTTAGCTTCTGATAGTAATTTATCAGGTTGCTTAGGCTCTGGCATTTGATTAGGATTTTGCTGTATTTGCTCTATCTGTTTTGGAGTGAGCGACCAGGGCTTAATTCCGTTGTCTTCAAGATATTGTTTAAAGCCAGGGATATTCGTAATATTGGGATTAGCACCTGTCATCTGTAAGGCGTTGAAATAAGCATCGTTCTTAGCCGCCTTATCTACGCTTTCATCTGTCGGCATCATCTTAAAGCCAAATTCAAAATTCCAAAAATCTTCGTCCACAGTCAATCCTTTAGGAATAGTTGAGATATTCTCTGAGATTATTTTTGAAATATCATCTTTAACTGGTTGCGTGATAATAATACCATCTAATAATGCCTGACGTTCCATTTTCGCCTGTAAGGCCTTTCCGTATTCCTCAATATCTCCATCGTCTTCGGTAATCTTAATTACTTTATCGTGCTTCCATTTCTTGACAAAATAAGGGAGAATATCGGTTAGTAATATATGTGCTATCTTCTCAAGGAAGTCTTGTCTAAAGTTCTTAAAGGCAGTAACAGCCCCAGCATTAACGACAGCGATACCTCTAAATGTAGTGTTAGACGGACTAGATTCTCCCTGGATAATTTCTGGCGTAAGACACAATCTATCTGCCTGCTGGTTAATTAGTGTCATTTCGGACACAAAGTTGTTAAACTGTATATTGGTAATACCAACCTGCTGTAAGGTGGCATCTCCTAAAATCTGACCATTTTCAGCCTGTTCCAATACATTACCAGAAGCGTCAGGGTTTTCACTCTTTAATAGGAGTAAAGAAGCAATCGCAGTATAAGCGGCATTTTGATTAACAAGCTCATTAGTTCTTCCTTGAAGTTTAAACAATCTCTCAGGCACGCCAACCCTCATCCATCTACCCCTAAATCTTCCTAAATGGAAATCACGATACTGGAAGTCATCCTCGGACATTTTTTCTTCCCACAGTATTTTCTCATTAACGCCAGAACCATAAACAAAATAATGTTTATATTCGTGAACCATCTTGCCATTTTTATCTTCATCAACAAATCCAGTATACTCGTCTATCTCGTATTCGTCTTTATCTTCTTTGATTAATTCTTGTACAAAGTTCCACGCCCCGTCTTTCTCCCATAAATCCTGTTTGCTAAGATAGTGCTTTTCAACTACTGGAGTATCTTTAATCCACTCAACTGTCTGGTCGAAATAAAGATTTAACAGATTAACTTCTTCTAATTTATTCTCTCCGTTATCACCCTTTACCACTTTCCAGACACCAGAGCCGAACGTAGCTAAGCCCTCTCCGCTATCGTTAAGAGTTCTATAAAAAGCGTGGTCATCAAACCATTTCTTGGTGTATTTTTTAAGAGCAAACGACTGCCAGAAGTTAAACTCTCCTAAGCCATAAGGGTAAAAGTCTTTTGTGTCAGGGGAAATTAACTTAGCAAAGTGAGTAATGCGGGGCGTGATAATATTCCAAAACAAAGCGTTATCATCTCTTTCTGTGTACTGGTCGTTTAAGTAACAATTAATTTTATTAATAATCTCACGCTGATTATATTTTAGTGGTTTTTGATTATTGCCACGTTTAATCTCAATGTAAGATTTTTCTGCTTTTGATACTATCTCGGCAATTCTCTCTGATATTCTCATATAAATTTAGTTTTTGTGTTTAGTCCACTAAATAATGACTTTCTCTCTCTAAAGTTGTCCATTCCATATCTTATAGCGTCCATTGAATGGTCAAAACCTGCTTCAGGAACATTGATTATCTTTCCATTCTTGTCAGTCTGCCATAGATAATTTCTATATTCCCTTATAATGTTAAGGCTTCTTTTAGTTATTGATATTCGTTGCTCTTGAACGAACTGAATACCTTGATTGATTGAGTCTTTACCCTTTACGCAAGGTAAAATGTTTATTCCATAGCTCTTAATCTCGTCTATACTCTTAGGCTCGGCGGAATCAGCTATAACTAAAGACCTTTCTATATTTTTTAAAATGTCTGCTATCTGCTTATTGCTTAACCCTTTCTGATAGGTAATCTCGTCAAGAATAAAACCACCATTATACTTATATATAGCCACAACTGCGGTAGGGTCATTTGAATATCCGAAGTCCATTCCATATCGTTCTAGTCTAGCTTCGTGGGGGATTTCATCTATGATAGCCCAGTCTTTATAAATCTTTCCCTCAACTTCTCCCAACTGTCCTAAACCATAAACTTGCCACCATTGTTTATTTCCCTTCCTAGCTTCAATGGCAGATACAATCTCATCACTTAATGCTTCATTATCCTTATAGGTTAGGGTGATAAAGTCTACATTATCTAAGTCTTTTATATCAGTATAGAACCAAAACTCATTTGTCGGATTCCAGTCAATAAATACAAACTCTTTAGTGCGGACCTCTAATTGGTCATAAGCATCTTTAGCGACATTATTAGCTTCGTTAATAAATAATCTATCACGCCTACCACCCCTTAGTTTATCTCCGTTATCAGCAGAAAAGAACTCAATTTGACTGCCTGTTTCAAAAGTATAAATACTGTCAGTAGCATTCCAATTCTTATCATTCCAGTAATTATGCCCTTGTAATATGTTTTTAAAATCTCTGATAGCACCACGCTTTAAATGGGGTATGCTCTCAGATACTACTGAAGTAAGAGTTGGCTTCTTATCTGACTGTGCTTTTGCTATTAGAAATAACAGAATTGATATAGTCTTGGAAGCAGAAGTGCCGCCGCAAATAGCTCTGATTCTTTTATTCAGCGACAATATTTTCTCCGTTGCTGTTGTCTGACTGAATAACATTTGATTTAATGTTTAATATTGGCATTGGTTTGCCATCACTTGTAATATCTGTTTCTGTTTTAATAGTCTTCGGTAAAATAGAAACAACCAACTTTTCTTCAAACTCGGTTAAATCTTCTCCCGCCATCACTTTACGATTTACTTTCTCCCATAATTTATTGATAGCAGAAACTTTATTCCATTCTTCGTAGATTTTTCTTCTACCGCTATTTTCATTGCCAGCCATTTATTTTAAAATCTGTCCAATTACTAATATTAGTTAAATATATCTCTATATTTACTAATTACTTTATAACCATAACTATCCGTCTTTTTATGACAACTATGACATAGTGTAACGCCATTATCTTTATCAATCATTAGTTCTGGGTAATATTTAACTGGTTTAATATGATGAATTTCTAAATTATTCTTTTCGCCACATTGCCGACAAGTATAATCATCTCTTTTTAAACAATATTTTCTCCAATTATTATAATCCTTATCGTATCGTTCGTTTCTTTTTATTGATATATTAAAATCTAAAAATCCATTTTTATTCTTTATTTAAAAATAATTCACCACAGCAATCACAGCTATCAATTTCAAATCCCATCTCATCTGCTAAAAGGTCAATAGCTTCTTTATTTCTTAGTGCGTCAATTTCTAAACTATTAATTCTTTCCTCTAGGGCTTTAATTCTTTTGCGATTAAACATAAATTTTACAATTATAATTTAGTTAAATAAGTACTATTAGGCCTTTAACTCCTTGAATACCTGTAAAGGCTCTAAAGCTCATGTGTTTATGTTCTTATAGATGTGAACTCCTGCTAACCCAGCTTTCGCTGCTCCTTCGCCTAGTTGCTATCAATATGAGTATGTCTAGCTTTCGCTAGGAAGGAGTTTCTCATATTAACAGCAATTAAACTACATCGGTTTCATTGTGTTCTATTTTGAATTTGTTGATTGGCTTATTCAAGTCGGGGGTCGTCAGGCCTAAGACGTTGCCCCCAATTTTATATAAGCCAACCAAACTAGCGTGTTTTTTCAAGTTGCCACGCAATTTCTACGCAACCTCTATAATACTTTTAAAAATTATCAATAAAAAATTGTGCTAATGCTTGTGCTAAAAAATCAACTTCTTTTTCTTCTAGTTCGCTATTAACAACGTGTAAGTATTCGTGAAAAAAGGAAGCTAATTGCTCGCTTTCAATAAAATCAGAGTTAATCCAAATCTCCCCCTTATCTCTTAATGTTAATCCAGCTTCTTTACCTTGCGACCAATCTGGTTTTATGATAAGATTATAGGTATGAGCCCCTATCTTTAGTTTCTTTTTAAACAGTTTTTTTAACTCCATACTTTTCTTAGAGGCAAAGCCGATTGCGAAAATCAGCAGTGCCGATACCATTTCTATTGTATTACTTTGAGAAATGGGGTTAGCGTTACGCTTTCGGACAAATTTGCCTTTAAAAAAACTATCTAACTTTATACAGATATTATACCACGAAACGACATAGTACGACAAAATCAGCCACTTGACAAATCTAATAGGTGTGCTAATATGTTAATATAATTATTATAATATGAAAGACATAAAAATCATTGCTAGGTATAATGTTGATGAAACCACAGAGCAAGATGAAACACCATTTTGTGCTGACAAATATTTACCACACGAAAGGTATCACAGTTTCTTAAAAGGTTGTGAGTGTGAAATGAAAATAACTAGGAGTGATAACCATAATATATCTGTCCATAAATATTGTAAGACTCACGGGGTAATGTGTTCTAAAACTGGATGGGAATTAGGATGGTATCAAGGTACAAATTCTAGGACAGTATCAAGAGAGGTTAATTTAGGATTTACTAAAGCTCAACTAATGAGAGAATTACACGCAGAGGGATGGAGCATACAAAGACTTATTGCCAAGTTTCAAACTAATCAAACTTCAGTATATAGAATTTTGGCAAATAAAATATTCAAAACACCAACAAAATAAGGTCTTGACTCTTTTAAAGAAATAGTATAAAATATAAATAGGCGAAGGACAACTCACTCAACCGAAAATAACAAGACCCTGACTTTTTCAGGGGTGTCGGACAAGTGGAGGTTTCGGGGGAGAAGATTGGGAGCAGAGCCTATATAATAATATAATATATATAATATGCGTTTACTACACCCACGCACAATAGAAATCTTGGCATCACACCCAGAGTTTCCAAAGACTAATCTTGCTCACGCTTGGAGTGAAGTTTTTAAATATCTGGCTAGCGGTCATAAACATCCCAAGATGTTTATTAAAGATGAGTATAGTTTAGGAATATATTTATCAAAGGTTTATCACTTTGGAATGAAGTCTGGTTGTAAATTTGACTCTAATTTAGTTTTAAAACATAAAAAATTAAATGATGGTTTTAATGCTTTATCTTTCAAAGATATCAAGATAATAAAAATGGTTAGTCTGTTTGACGACAACTATCTATTCTCCGATGCCTGTTACCTTTACTATAAGGGAATTAATATATTTCCCGACATCTTCGGTGATGAGTGGGAAAAGTATTGCCCAGTAATCAGCCTAAAAGAAATTAAAAGACAAGTTGATAAAACATTAAATAAATAATATGATATTAAATAAAATTATCAAGATAGTGTTCAAATCAGTATTTGTGATTATTTTTTCTCCAGTGTTGTTTCTATATTTAATAATTGACCTAGGAACAGAAGGATTAGATTATAGGGAGTGGATGGTTTATGACTTATTAAAATGGAACTAATACTATGTATATAGTTGAACAAATTAAAAAAGAAACAGGTAAAGCACTTATGAAATATTTAGAAGAAAGAAAAGTGGAAATAAAGATGGTTAATAGAATGATTATAAATCAACTTGAACGGGATAAAAATAAATAATATGTCATTATCTTCTAAAATGGAACGCTTGAACGATTTAAGAGGAGCTATGTCTATATTTGACGATAACCAAAATAGACTACAAAATCGTTATTATTTAAAATTACAAGAAGAAGCTGATAAGGTTGCTAAGGAATTACAAGAGATGAAAGAATATCAAAAATTAGAATGGTTAATAGATTAAAAATTAAGAAAAATATAGGGTGTGTATAAAATAGATAACATTATGTCGGAAGTATTAAATAAATATCAACAGAAATATTACTCAGAAAATAAAAAAGCAAGAAAAAAACAAACAACAAGATGTTTAACAAGAAAAAAATTTATTAATAGGGGGATAGATTTAAGTAAAAAAATTTGCGAGGTTAATGGTTGTAATAAACACGGAGTTATACATCATTGGAATTATGAAGAAAAAATGGATATAACGTTCCTATGTAAAGAGCATCATTTACAAGTTCACAAGGGTATTAAATTAGATATTTTTAGACACTTTTAAAAATTAATATAGTATATTTAGAGTAAATAGTAAGTATTTTACTAAAATAAGCCAAAAAGATATCCACAGTTTACCTATTGACTTATTCTGACAGTATGATAATATTATATTATAAGGGGCTGAGAGATTTGAAAGGCGTAAGCCTAGCAATAGCAAAGCAAGATAACCTCTCATTTCTCTCGGCTCTAGATATAAATTAATTACGCATTTATGAAAGCAATTAAATCAGACTTCGCAAGAAGTAAATCAATCTTAGATAAAGAAGCACCAGAGTATCTATGGTATCTAATCATTATAGCATTCCCATTAGCTTGTTACTTAATTATAAATATATGACAACACAAAAGACATTAGCGTTTATACTTGGAGAAACAATATTTAATGCAGACCTATGTGCTAAAAGTTGGACTGCTAATGAAATGAGAAGATTAACTTTAATACAAGACTTATATGAACCCGAACAATCTTAATCAATTAGCTGCTAATCTATATGACATAGTAGAGACACCAGTTAGTGTAAAGTTACTTGAAGTGCTGTCAGAACCTCAAAGAAATTATTTATCAGTTTTAATTAAGTTATGGTCTTATGGAGATAAGACTAGAGATGGCAAAGAACCAGTAGAAGTAGTAATGGAAATATTAAATGATGCTAAGAAAAAAATTAAACCAAGACTAAGCCCACAAAGAGAGCTTTATAAATCAATTAAAAAATATGAGTAAAAAATTACTACAACTACAACAAACTATTGGTGCTATTTCAAAAGACAGTACAAATCCTTTCTATAAATCTAGATACTTTGATATTAACGCACTTATAGAAGCATTAAAACCGCACTTAAACGCACTTGGATTGGTTCTATTACAGCCATTAACAACAGTAATCGCTGGAAACGAGATTAAGCCTGCTATCAGAACAATATTAATTGACTCTGATACTGGGAACAAACTAATTGATGATGCTATCATTCTTCCCCAATTACCAGACCCACAAAAGTTTGGCTCGGCAGTAACCTATTTTCGGAGATATGCTATTCAGTCTTGCTTATTCTTACAAGCTGAAGATGATGATGCTAATTTAACTATTAAATAATATGAATAAAGCTTATCGCCACGGAGAGATTTTACTTCTAAAAGTAAAGTCAATTCCAAAAGGACTTGAAAAATCTAATAAAAAAACATTAGCCATTGGTTCTCACGGTAATTCTCATTCATTTAATAACGGAGAGCTCTATCTTTCTAAAGAAGAAAATGTTATTGGATACCTAAAAGCTAAGGACACTAATCTTCTTCACCCTGAACACGGAGTTGGAAAAGGTGCTTTAAAAAAGGCAAAAATTGAAGATGGTATTTATAAACTAATTACACAGGTTGAGTTTACTCCCGATGGTTTTAAACCTGTAATCGACTAATATGATAGATAAAAAACTAGGATATTCTCCTAAAACACAAGAATTAATAGATAGAATGTGTCGCAATGTAGAAAGAAAAGATTTTAAGTTAGAAAAGAAAAAAGCAGCGTAAAAAAATTTATAAATAATTATGCCACGTCATCCCTATAAGAAATCAACAACAGATCAGGATCCGGTATACGGAAGCCTGGAAGTAGCTAAGTTTATTAATTACGTAATGGTCGACGGTAAAAAAACTACCGCTCAGGAGATCATTTACGATGTAATGGAAAGCTTAAAGAAAGAAAATGAAGATCCACTCAAATTCCTTCACAAAGCAATCTCAAACGTAGCTCCGACAGTCGAAGTAAAACCACGCAGACTCGGTGGCGCTTCTTACCTCGTTCCGACCGAAGTACGCAAAGATCGTCGTCTGTACTTAGCTTTAAACTGGATAATTGAAGCTGCAAAAACAAAATCAAACAAAGAATATCACTCATTTAGTGCAAAAATTCTGCACGAACTCCATGAAGCTGCCCAGAATCAAGGTCAGGCAGTTGGCAAAAGATTACAGGCAGAAAAACTTGCAGAAGCAAATAAAGCTTTCTCACACTTAAAGTGGTAAACTAACAATTAACACAGAGCAAAAAACATATGCCCGATAGTGTATGTTTTTTGTTCTGTGTTTTATATTACATATTTATTATTTGAAAAATGGCACAACAGAGTAT